TCCAGCTTTACAGCAGATGCTATCCGATCTGCCAAATATCGATGTTGTGGTAGTCTATCGTTTAGACCGTTTGTCCCGCTCCCAGCGTGATACGCTAACACTTATCGAGGATTATTTTTTAAAAGCAGATGTAGATTTTGTGTCGATCACTGAGACACTCGACACATCAACGCCGTTTGGCAAAGCTATGATCGGGATCCTGTCCGTTTTTGCTCAACTTGAGCGCGAAACGATCACCGAGCGGATGCGTCTAGGTCAGATCAAACGCGCGGAAGAGGGGCTAGCTGCGATGGGCGGTGACTATGATCCCGCCGGTTACGCTCGACAAGATGGCAAACTGATCATCAAACCGGACGAAGCGGAACACATCCGCACCGCGTTTGATCTNTANGAGCAGCTCCTGTCTATCACCAAAGTCCAGCGGGAGCTAAAGCGGCTGGGGTATCCGGTCTGGCGATTTAGACGTTATCGGGATATCCTCTCTAACCGTCTGTACTGTGGGTACGTAAGATACGCAGGTGAGTACTATCGCGGACAACACGAGCCGATCATCAGCGAAGAACAGTTTGAGCGTGTGCAAGCACTTTTAAGCCGGCATCGAGGGCATAACGCCCACAAGGCAAAACAAAGCTTGTTCTCCGGTCTCATCCGTTGCGGCTGGTGCGGCGAGCCGTATGTATCGTATCACACATCTAAGAGCAAGTACGGAGTGTACCGATATTATATTTGCCGCGCGAAACGGTTTCCGTCGGAATACGAGCGCAAATGCACTAATCGGACGTGGAATGTAAAAAAGTTAGAAGAGATCGTGCAGCATGAGCTAGCTTTAATTACGCTCGATAAAGAGATGAGTGAGCGTAAATCAAGGAGAATAGACTACAACAAGTTAATTAAAAATGTCGATACGAAGATTGAACGAATACTATCGCTATATGCGGACGGGGAGATAGATCGATCCGCTTTAGATCGGCAAATCGAGAAGCTAAATGGGGAGAAGAAGCAGCTGCTCCGAGACCGGAGAGATGACGATGCAAACAAAAAGAAAAAAATCACTAAAGAAGAATTAGAAAAATATAGAATAGACCTTACGCGAGCCGACTTTGAGACCAAGCAGGCGATCGTTGAGAAGCTGATAAAATCAATAACCATCAATGACAAGTCCGTCTCTATCGAATGGCTTTTTTAATTGCGAAGTCTTTACGTATTCATTACTGTCTACTGTGGGTGCAGGAAACGAGTACGTAAACAGAAAATCCCCCGCAGCGGTGCATCCGCATACGGGGGATTGCCGGTGCTTCCGGACATGATCATCGTATCAAACATCATAATCGGGGTCAACGCTTCTTTTCCTGCGCTGTCATTCGTTGCCTCAGCCACCACAACTCCTCATACCCCGGCACCGGGCGACCGCATCTCATACACACGAACACTCGCGGCTCGTCCCGGGTCCAGCGCGGGCGTATGAGAGCTTTGCAGGAGCAGGGTTGGACGAGAAGGCTCACGCACTCTTCACCACCGGCTGCACGGCCAAGATATTCTCAACCCGAAACGTCCTCGGCGCCCCGGAAGTGGTGCAGTATGCGTGAACGATGCCGTTCTGGACTGAATGCACGCGGATGCGGCGTTGGGTGAATTTGCCGTTGCGGTCCATATAGATGATATCCACGGTCCGGCCGATGTATTTGGTGAGCATGAGGATCAGCCCTCCTGAACATGCGAACGTTTGTTTGGTTTTTTCTTATTATATGAGAACAGAATGCTGATTATCAAGAAAAACTATTCAAAAATTAAGCGAAAATAAGAAAAAATAAGCATTGAAATGATATATTCTGGAAGTTATACTATGATGGGAAGGGGAGGTGGCTTTTATGCCGCGAGATATCCTTGAAATAGCTTCTGCCTTAAAAACCATCTATGAGTCAGTTTATAATGAATATGGCGAAGCGACTGATCTCACAGAAATGAAAATGCATAAGTTGTTGTATTTCGCCCAAAAAAAGCATTTTGAGAACTTCGGTGAGTGGCTATTTGATGATGACTTTGAAGGATGGGTTCACGGGCCGGTTAATCGAAAAGTACGAAGCATGTTCATGTTGCTTGGCGAGTTTAAGGGAGAATTAACTCCGGAGGAAGAATATACACTGAGGGAAGTTGTTTTTGATTATGGGAGGTACTCTGCTTTTTATTTGAGAGATCTTTCCCATCAGGATACAGCATACAAAATATCCAGATCTGGGTTAAATGAAAATGAACCTGGAAACACAATAATCTTAAAAGAAAACATTATTATGGATATCAATCCTGTCGATGATGGCATTTTCACAGATGGTGAGGTGCATTAAGTGCCAGACCCAAAAAAATACGTAGGGAAAATTGTAAGATCCCTAGAAAAATATTTTGATGTTGATGAGAGAAGGATTAAAGTGAAGAGTCGTCCTTCTCTTATTATTGGATTTGAACCAAATTACACATCCTTGCTTGATATCGATTTTGAGTTGCTTCCTATTTCAAAGTTGAGCAACAAAACGCCCGACAAAGTATACGACTATTTAGTTGATGGGTTGTTAATTTCAAAGCTAGGTCTCAATGAGAAATCATACATAAGAACTAACAAAACTACATGGAATAATGTGAAACATATGAAGATAGAACAACCGATTGGTGACCTTAAAGCTGTTGATCCTGCAATATTCAACCACCTTCTTACTTTAAATGAGCAATGGGTTAGAACAAGAACAATCAACAATCTTGTACCGACCACTAGTCAATCCACAGGGTAAAATGAGAAAATCCCCGCCCAGCCATATCGGCCGAGCGGGGATTATCATTTACGCAATGCTCTATACAGCATTACCCATGCTTCTTCGCGAGTGATCGGATCCTTTGGTCTGCTCCCATCAGAGATCCCCTGCTCAACCGCCCACTCACGCGCCTGGTCAAACTCCTTGCGCCAGCCTACTGCAGGCTGCTCTGGAGCCTTGTACGCATACCCCGCATACTGACAAAACGCCCTGACAGCAGCCTCCGCATACTCGCGCCAGTGCTGCTCGAGCAGATCCGCGTCAGCTGCGTTGGTAGCAAAACCGTACTCGATGATAACGGTTGACACGGATCCTGTCTCTCGGTGCATAAAGTAGTAGTCAACGGTCGGCTTGTTGTCCAGGGACTTGCAAAAGACCCTGCGGCCAGGCATGCCGGCATCTTTGATCGCGTTATAGATCGTAGTAGCCAGCTTACCGTCAGAGTGGATACTGTGGATCGTCTCCACACCGCGGGCCGTTGTATTGCCGGCTGCGTTGATGTGGTTACTGATGCAATACTTAGCGCCGCTGTCACGCACGATTTTGGTGCGCTCAGACGGCGATAAATACACGTCTTTGTCACGGGTTAGCGCGACGGGGACGCCAAGTTGCTTAAAGCGGTCGTACTGGTACAAGCTGATTTGCAGGACGAAATCCTTCTCAGCCCAGCGCTCGGTCGATCCGCCTCCGGGATCCTTACCGCCGTGGCCAGGGTCGATGATAAGGATCGGCTTCATTTCTCATCACCACTCTTGCTCCGCAGCACCTCGACCGCCTTCGTCACCACCGGCGGAATCGGCACACCCAGCTGACCGGCATTTTCGATCAAACTGAGCAGCTCCCCTGCTAGATAAAAGAAAATCGCTGCATCCCGTATGAGATGAGCGTCTCCGATGATCGTATCGAGCAAATGCGCAACAGCTACAATGGCTAGCGTGCCGATCTTGCGCGTTACGCCCAGCCACAACTCACGGCTAGCTGCTCTGCCCTCTTTTGCGGCGAGTGCGACGCCGCTGATAAAGTCGATCACGATAAAAACTACAAGCACTGTCATGAGCTGCGTCCACCCCCCAAATAAAAATGATACGATGGCTCCACCGACAGCGGCGGCAGCCTTGATTTGGGTTTCCACTTTGATCACTCTCCTTTGCAAAATATAAAATGGCCCCTATGATGGAGGCATTTAAAAAGGTTTAATAATTTCCCCCGCCGCGTGATTGCACAAAGATCTGTGACACAACACTAGCTACCACGCGACCGAGTGTGTTTGGTTTTATTTCGATCGTATGCCACGCCCCGCGCCTAATCCTTCCGCTATCATCCTTATCCAGATATGGGACGATATCAACTTCATCCGCACTCACAC